ACGATGGGCTAAAAGGCGCTTATATTGATACTGACTGCTTTGATGAAGATACAGAGCAGTTACTACAGCAGTTATTTGATGACAAGACTGTAGTGTTTCATAATGCTAAATTTGATATGGCATTCTTTGAGTATCATTTTAACTTTAAGTTTCCTAGCTTCGAAGACACCATGCTTCTTCATTATCTGATTGACGAGAACCCTGGGGGACATGGACTAAAGCAGTTATCATTAAAATATACTCCGTATGGAGATTACGAGAAGCCAATGTACGATTGGATTGAGCAGTATCGTAAAGAGCGTGGCATATTAAAAGGAGACTTTCGTTGGGAGTGGATTCCTTTTGATGTAATGAAAACTTATGCAGCAATGGATGCTGTATGTACTTTTCTTATTTACGAAAAATTTGTAAAGATTAAGCAGAACAAGAAGCTGGCATGGGTATACGATAATATTCTTATCCCAGGTTGTAGATTTCTTACAGATACACAGGATAATGGCGTACCTTTTGACTTTGACCGATTAGAGAAGTCCCAGGTTTTAATGCAACAAGATATTGATAAAGCTATTGAAACTTTGTACGAAAATCCAAAGATTCGTAAATTTGAAGAAATTCAGGGCAAAGATTTTAACCCAAATAGTACAATGCAACTTCGTAAGTTACTATTTGATATGTTGGGATTACGTCCTACAGGTAAGAAAACCGGCACAGGAGCAGACTCTACAGATGCAGAAGTGTTGAAGGAGCTAGAGTCTCAATCGGAAGTGCCCGGGCTTATTCTTGATATTCGTCAAAAGTCTAAAATCAAGAATACTTATCTTGATAAAATTATTCCTCAGCTTGACAGAGATAGTCGTCTGAGAACAAACTTTAATCTACATGGTACGACTTCTGGCCGGTTGTCAAGTAGTGGTAAGTTGAATATGCAGCAGTTGCCTCGTGATAATCCCATCGTAAAGGGATGTATCAAAGCGGCTCCAGGCCATAAAATTGTGGCTATGGACTTAACAACTGCTGAAGTATATGTTGCAGCAAAATTAGCAGAAGATGAAGCACTGATGAATGTATTTCGTAGCGGTGGAAACTTTCACAGTACGATTGCTAAAACAGTTTTTAAACTTCCTTGTGAAGTAGAACAAGTGGCTGAGCTATATGGCACACAGCGCCAAGCAGCTAAAGCAGTAACATTTGGTATTATGTATGGCGCGGGACCGAAGAAAATTAGTGAACAAGTTACTAAAGACTCGGGAACCTATTTTAGCCAGCAAGAGGCAAAAGAAGTTATTGATGATTATTTTCGCTCATTCCATAAACTAAGAAAGTGGATTGACGATAATCAAAAATTCATTGAGCACAATGGATTTATTTATAGCTTTTTTGGCCGTAAAAGGAGATTGCCGAATGTCTCATCGACAGACGCAGGCATCAAGAGTCATAGCATTAGGAGTGGTCTTAATTTTTTGGTGCAGTCTACTGCTTCTGATATCAACCTGCTCGGTGCAATAGATATGGGACAGTTTATCAAGTCTCAAAGAATGAAGTCTAGAATTTTTGCATTGGTTCATGACTCAATTCTGGCAGAAGTTCCAGAGGACGAAATAGACTTTTATTGTGAAATGCTACAGAAATTTATTCAAATGGATAGAGGAGTATCTATTTCAGGAGCCCCTGTAGGGTGTGATTTTGAAATAGGAGAGGATTACTCAATGGGTAAGTTTGAGAAGATGTATGAAGCGTATTAAAATGAAAGGAGGGGACGAGTACGATGCACTGTCCCGCAAATCTAAAGGTTTATTTAATTGGAGAGCTGGGGTAAGAAAAAAGCTCAAACGTAAATACAATAAAAGATTTCGTAAAATTGATAATTACCTACAAAGAAGTAAAAAAGATTCAGTTTCCAGTTTTTATTCTTCCGAATAGTAATTGGGAGTCAGTGGATGGAATCTTATTTTTAGACAATCAAGTAGTTGACGATAAAAATATGCCCGGACTAAGTCTGGGCATTCGTCGGTTACAAACCCCTTTTACAGAGTTATTACCTCTAAAACATTCTATAGACTCTCTAATTGGAATATTGAAGCAAAATACTAAAACTTTTATTGATAGTGGAGGGACTCCCTTTATATATCAAAAAACTATGAATTCTGCTCTAAAATATTACAAAATTAGAAAAGTAGAACAAAAGGAAGTAGCTTCTGTATTGTGGTTGAAGGATGTAAACTTTCCTTTTACTATACCCAGACCTCCTCCCCAAGAAACAACTTGGGCGGGGGTTCTACATATAGGCGGACTGCCTTGGCTATTATACGAGTACTCTGAAGAAAGACTAAAAGACACTCGAAGAAAAGTATAATTTTATGGCGACTAGAAGAAAAAAGACTCTTGCGGGAGCAAACTTAGATTTACAAGAAATCGAACCTCTTACAAAGAATCAAGTAATTGCGTTTGAAAGTACTAAAAACTTAATGCTGCATGGAGTAGCAGGAACTGGAAAAACCTTTATATCGTCTTATCTAGCCTTTGATGATATGACAAAAGGTATGTACGAAAAGTTAGTAATTATAAGAAGTGCAGTGCCTACTCGTGATATAGGCTTCTTGCCTGGAAACGAAAAAGAAAAAGCATCCGTATATGAAGAGCCTTACAAAGATATTTGTATTGAACTTTTTCAAAGGGGTGATGCATATGAAATACTCAAAACAAAAGGATTAGTTCATTTTATGACTACTTCTTTTATTCGTGGAGTTACTTTGCGAAATGCGGTAATACTCATTGATGAGTGTCAAAACATGAGTTTTCATGAGCTAGACTCAATTATTACGAGAATGGGACAAGAGTGTAGGGTTATCTTTTGTGGAGACTTTCGCCAAGCAGATTTGGCAAAAAACGGCTTAAAAGATTTTGTACGAATCTTAAAGGCTATGAATGAATTTGACTTTATCGACTTCGATATAAAAGATATTGTACGAAGTGAGTTTGTCAAGCAATATATCACAGCAAAAACGGACTTAGGATTATGATGGAAGGATTAGCAGTACCAAGAGTTACTTTTAAAACTAGAGTAAGAGACCATGTAAAGGGAGGCAGCAATCCCTTTGTATGGAGAGACCTAACTACAGATGAAATCTTTCAGGGTAGACGAGTTTTAGTATTTTCTCTTCCAGGAGCTTTTACCCCGACCTGTTCAACTTTTCAAGTACCGGGCTTCGAAGATAATTATGAAAAAATTCGAAAGCTAGGAATTGACGAAGTATATGTTCTTTCAGTAAATGACACTTTTGTAATGAGAAAGTGGATGGAAGATCAAAAAGTAGAAAACATTAAATTTATTCCTGACGGAAATGGAAAATTTACACGACTAATGGGCATGTTAGTAGACAAAGACAATCTAGGATTTGGTATGCGTTCATGGCGGTATGCTATGGTAGTAGAGCATGGCATCATCGAAAAGATGTTTATAGAACCTGGGCGACAAGATAACTGTGAAGAAGATCCTTATGGGGAGACTTCTCCTAACAATGTTATTCCATACCTAGAGATGGCAGCAAACAGCTAATGAAAGCAGTGATTAGTAACCGAATTTATCTTGAAGTGACTCGGGAGTATAAAGAGCATCTCAGTAAAGAGCTCACTTATAAAATACCTCCGCAGAATCCAAATGACCCACCTATTGTTATAAAAAATATGGCACGGGTTCGAGAAAATTTGGTTACTATTCCTATTGGAAGAACGGATTTAATACCAGATGACTATGAAATTGTTGACAAAAGGATTAATGTGCCTGTGGATTTTCCTGATTTTAGGTATGATCTACGAGAATCACAACAGGCCGTCTATAACGAACTCGATGATAACTGTATCATCAATGCGTGGGTAAGCTGGGGTAAGACTTTTACGGGGTTGGCGATAGCCGGAAAACTCGGACAAAAAACACTGGTAGTTGTACACACTGTACCGCTACGAAATCAGTGGGCAAAAGAAGTAGAAAAAGTCTACGGATTTACGCCTGGAATCATAGGTAGCGGAAAGTTTGATCTTGATGCTCCTATTGTAATTGGGAATACTCAGAGTTTATACCGCAATATCGAGAAGATTCGTAAAGAATTTGGAACAATTATATTGGATGAAATGCATCATGTGAGTAGTCCAACTTTTTCCAAAGTTATCGACACAAATTACTGTCGATATAAGATCGGACTATCTGGAACGATTGAAAGAAAAGACGGGAAGCACGTAGTCTTTCGCGATTACTTTGGAAGTAAGATATTTAAACCTCCAAAAGAAAACTTCATGACGCCTGTGGTAGATATTATAAAATCTGAGATTCGCTTCATGGATGGAGCAAGAACGCCTTGGGCAAATCGTGTAACAGCCTTGGCAAATAATGAAGAATACCGACACACCGTCGCAATGCTTGCAGCATTTTACGCTGCAAAAGGGCATAAAGTCCTCGTAGTGTCCGATCGAGTGCATTTTTTACGAAGCTGCGCCGAACTGGCTGGAGAAAACGCAATTTGTGTTACGGGTGAGGTTCCGCATGAGCAAAGAGAAACGCTCATCAATGAGATTAACTATGGAAATAAACAAATTTTATTTGGCACTCAAGCAATATTTAGTGAAGGGATTTCAGTCAATTCCCTATCTGTCCTTATACTCGGTACGCCCATTAATAACGAGCCACTCCTCACCCAGCTCGTCGGAAGAGTCATTAGAGAACAAGAAGGAAAACAAACTCCAGTGATTGTAGACATACATTTGAAAGGAAATACTGCTCGAAAGCAGGCATCTAATAGAATGGGATACTATATGAAACAGGGTTGGAAAATTTCACAAATATAGGATAGAAAAATAGTTCTTGACATGAATCTAATTTTTTAGTATAATATATGCTTCTATACGACTGGAAAAAGATATTCATAATTGCAGCAGGCCAACCATCAAGTATTTTTACAATATTTGAGATGTTAGTCAAGGATTCTATACCCCGAAATAAGTACGATCCAATTTATAAATATTATCAATTGGATTTTAAGGGGGAATCCTTTCTGTTACACCCAGATGTTCTTTTATATAATTCTTTTAAACATTCGCGCCGAGATATTTCAATATACTTAGCTTTAGCAAGTATTAGGTCTCTCGGGGAATACTTCGCCTCTGGCGATACAACACTAGGTCTTTTGGAACTTCCAATAGATCCCTTTGAACACTTAGACAACACAGAAGATAGGCTACTTTATATCGAAGATGATAAGTTACATTTTCTTTATGAAGAAGTCCCACAGGAGAAAACTCAATGGCATTAACTTTTAACAAATCAAAGGGCGCTGCTCAAAAATCAAACATCACCACTTATGGCTATCAAGATGGTGACAACTCAATTCGTCTCGTAGGCGATATTCTCGCTAGATACGTGTATTGGGTTACTGGTGAAAACGACAAGAACATTCCTTTGGAGTGTCTTTCTTTTGATCGTAATGAAGAGCGGTTTAACAATAAAGAGAAAGATTGGGTTCGTGAATACTACCCCGATTTGAAGTGTGGATGGAGCTATGTAATGCAGTGCATTCACAATGGCGAAGTCAAGATCGTTAATCTGAAGAAAAAGTTGTGGGAGCAAATTCTCACTGCTGCAGAAGATTTGGGCGATCCCACCGACCCAGAAACTGGCTGGGACGTTAAGTTCAAGCGAGTTAAGACTGGTCCTCTGCCCTACAATGTTGAGTATCAGCTTCAAGTACTGAAGTGTAAGCCTCGTGCTTTAGATGACGACGAACT